TCTCAAAAATACTTAATTCAAATATTTATAAACATAACAAAACAAAGAATAGAATATTATGGACATGGATAAACTATTAGAAGCCATTCAAATTCTTATTAAAGAGGAGCTTAAAGAGCAATTACCTGCTTTAATTAAGGAAGGTGTGAAGGCTGAAATGAAAAAGATACTATCTGAAACAAAGGTAGCACCAAAACCACAATCAAAAGGTATTTCAATGGCTAAGGCTATTTTGGGTGATGAACCAATTCAAGAATCAGTTCAAACTAAATCAGTACCAACAAAGCAATACAGCAAAAACCCAATGATTAATCAAATCCTAAATGAAACAAGAGGTGGTATTCCGCAAGGAGATGGTGGATTTAGAACAATGAACTTTGGACAAGGTGATATGAGTTCAATTGTAGGTAAAAGTGCAATAGCTGAAAAAATGGGTTACGGTGAAATGGCTAAAGGACCTCAACCAACTGGTTTAGGTGTAAATACCGGAGTAGCTGAAATAGATAAAGCTTTGAATAGAGATTACTCAGAATTAGTAAAACGATTTAAAAAGAAATAATGGCAGTACGTTTGGGCAATAAAGTAGTAATTGATACAGAAGAGTATAATGATTATGCTGTTGGTATAACATTGCCTATACAAATAGGTAATACTGCTTTCAACCAATCGTTTACAACCAAAGAACAGGTAGAATCCAATCTTAAAAATTTACTTTTTACTAAAAAAGGAGAAAGGATAATGCAGCCTGAATTTGGATGTGGGTTGCAAGAACTTTTATTTCAACCAAATGATTCTGATTTAGAAGAACAAATAGAAGATACGATAAATGAAGCTGTATCTTTTTGGTTACCATATATACGAATTAATGCAATAGATATACAATCAGACCCGGCTCAAAGAGATGTTAATAGAATTAATGTAAAAGTAACTTATACATATGGGGATGATATAACATTAAATCAGATAACTTTTACAATATAAGAAAATACAAATGGCAAGCAATAATACAACAAATTCAAATTTTAAAAACAGAGGAAAGGATATCCAATATTTAGGAAAAGATTTTTCTGCTTTTAGAGATAATTTAATTGAATTTGCAAAGATATATTTTCCTAAAACATATTCTGATTTTAATGAATCATCTCCCGGTATGATGTTTATTGAAATGGCATCGTATGTTGGTGATGTATTATCATATTATGTAGATGATACCTTAAAGGAATCATTAATGACATATGCAGATGATCCTGGTAATGTTATAGCATTGGCCCAATATTTAGGATATAAACCAAAAGTAGCATCACCAGCTGTTACAATTTTGACTGTGTATCAATTAGTACCATCAATAGGTAATGGGGTAAATAATAAACCTGATTCACGTTTTTACTTAAGAATAAAAGAGGGAATGCGTTCGGAATCTACAAATGGTATCATATTTAGAACAAATGACGCTGTAGATTTTTCTGATACTGCCGATAGAGAAATTAGTGTATTTCAAAGAGATGTGAATACTGGCGAACCTACATTTTATTTAATAACAAAAAAAGTACAAGCTATATCTGTTATTGAGAAAACAAAAGATGTGGCATTTGGTTCATATCAACCATTTCAAACTATACAATTAGATGATACGAATGTAATTTCTATATATGATGTAAGGGATTCTAATAATAACAAATATTATGAAGTTCCTTATTTAGCACAAGAAATGGTATTTCAAGACTATGCAAATACATTAAATACAGAAGATAAAGATTTATATCAATTTAGAGAAACTGTACCATATATTTTAAAAACAATAAAAACTCCAAGAAGATTTACTACAAAAGTAAATTATGATAATACTACATTAATACAATTTGGTTCTGGAGACCCAACTGCAAATGATGAACAATTAATTCCAAATCTTAAAAATGTAGGATTGGGATTACCAAACTCTATTAGTAGATTGGAGGAATCATTTGACCCAACTAATTTTTTAAAAACTAAAACATATGGAACATCTCCATCTAATACGACTATAAGTATTAAGTATTGGGTAGGTGGTGGAGTTGCATCAAATGTACCAATGAATTCAATAACAAAAATTACAGGTATAGAATTTGATGACCAAACAGCAAAATATACAAATCAAGAATTAAGTATTTACAATACAGCAAAAGCATCTGTAGCAATTGATAATGAAGTATCTGCTACGGGTGGTAGAGGTGCTGAAACCATTGAAGAAATTAGACAAAACGCGTTAGCAAACTTTGGAGCTCAAAATAGAGCAGTAACTGAAAGAGATTATCAAATACGAGCATTATCTATGCCGGCAAAATACGGAGCTATAGCAAAAGTATATGCAATAGCAGATGGTAAATTAGATAATAATTCACCTTCTTCTATTTTAGCATCACCAAATCACTTACAACAATTTACGGATTTGGTAATGAGTTATATAAAAAAGCCGGATAACTTAGAACCAACGGAAGCAACGGTTAAATCTGATATTAGAAAATTTTTAGTAGGTAAACAATCTAATTTAAATGAAGTAAATAATCCATTTGCTATCAATTTATATTTACTTGGATATGATGAAAATGGAAACTTAACAAATTTAAATAGAGCAGTTAAAGAAAACCTTAAAACATATTTAAATGAATATAGACTTTTAACAGATGCAATTAATATAAATGATGGATTTGTTATAAATATTGAAGTTGAATTTGAAGTAAAAGTTTTTTCAACATATAATAAGAGTGAAGTTGTTACAAAATGTATAACAGAATTAAAAGAGTTTTTCAAAACAGACAATTTTGGATTTAATCAAACTATAAATTTAAGTGAAATTGAATTACTTTTGGCAAATGTTGAAGGTGTGATATCTGTTCCTGTTTTAAAAATTAAAAATTTATGTGGTGGTAATTATTCATCTTGCGCATATAACATAGAGGCAGCAACGAAAGATAAAATTGTTTATCCTTCATTAGACCCGTGTGTATTTGAATTAAAATATCCAGATGTGGACATTAAAGGGAGAGCTAAATAATGGCATACTATTTTTTAACAGCATCAAAAGATGCAACTGTATATCTTCAACAACCAAATCAAAATACTGGTTTTGATGAGATATTAGAAATAAGCAAAGTTTATTATGGGAATGTAAAAGATGTATCCCATGCTTTACTAAAGTTTGAAGTAGGATATATTTCAAAATCTATATCAGAACAAAGTATCAAATTAGATACGGCTAATCTTATTTTAAAAGAAACTAAAAGTGAAGAAATTCCATTAGAATATACAATATATGCAAATCCAATTTTTGGTAATTGGGAAATGGGAACTGGCACTAGATTTGATAATATAACAACTGCCGGTGTAACATGGAATTATAGAGAAGGTGATAGTAAATTAGAATGGATTGAAAACGGATTTGAAGCAAACACAACTGCTAGTATAAACGATGGTAGTGGAGGTACTTGGTACACAAACTACGGAAGTTCTCAATCATTTAATTATCAAACGGCTGATATTAATATGAATGTAAAATCTATACTAACAGCTTGGATGAGTGGTTCTATACAAAATAATGGAATAATTTTAAAATATTCAACTGAGAACGAAAGTGATACGCAAGATTATGGAATATTAAAGTTCTTTAGTAAAGAAACTAATACAATATATCAACCAAAGATACAAATTGCATGGGATGACCAAATATTCGCAACAGCATCATTATCTGCACTAACTGCAAACGATATTAAAGTTGGAGTTACTAATTTAAAAAAAGAATATAAGGTAGGTGGTGAAGTTAAATTAAAAATATTTGGCAGAGAACTATATCCTCTAAAAACATTTACAAATACATTTTCTTATGAGACTGTAAAATATTTACCACAAACTACATATTATCAAATAAAAGATGTTAATTCGGATGATGTAATAATTCCATTTTCAGATTATTCAAAAGTAAGTTGTGATGAAACTGGAAACTATATAAAAATAAATTTCTCAAATTGGGAAGCTGGTAGAACTTATAAAATAGAATTTAAAGTAGATAACGATGGTGATGTACAATATTTTGATAACGATACTACTTTTAGTTTAATAAAATATTAATAATGGCAACTAGTATAAAGACAGGATTACAAAACGAAGAAATATTAGGAAAAATATCTATTAGTGGTTCTAGTGTCATAGATACTAAAAATGATAAGGGTATTTATGTTTTTAATGAAACCGAAATAAAGGATGGTATTATACATTCTCAACTTACAAAGCCATATTATAATGAGGGTGAAATAAAAAAGGCGATTGATGTAACCATAACTGAACTAATCCCAACACAAGCACCTATTCAACCTGAAACGGTATTAAAACCTGTTTACGATAACGCTATTGCCCAAATACAAATTAGAGATGGTCAAATACAAATATTAAGAACTACGGTTTCTAATTTAGAATCAAATATTCAAACATTAAATTCTGTCACACAAAGTTTAAGAATTGAATTAGATAATCAGAAATTATTAGTTGCTAATGCTGAAAATCAATTAGCAGAAAATACAACTAGATTACAAACAAATGTTACTGAATTACAAAACGCAATTCAAAAAGCAACATCGGAAGCTATTAAGAGAATTTCATTACAATCTATTAATGATTCTTTAGCAAAAGAAAATGTAACATTAAAAGATACATTGTATGGTAAGCAAGCTAAAATTGAAGAAGGAGCTGGGGTTACCGAAGAATTCTCAGCTAAAGTTGAAAATATTGCAAATCCTGACTTCAAAGGATTTTATTATAGAGCTAGGGCAAACCAAGACACCGAAGAATGGGTTAATGGACCTCAATTAGAACTTAAGAATTTTTCTCCAAAAGAAATAACACTTTCATTTACAGAAAAAACAACCGATATTATTAATACATTATCACCAGTTATACTTAAACCAGGAGAATCAAAGACTATTAGTGTTGTAGAAAACTTAGGATGGATTAGAGACCAAAGACCAAAAAACGAGGTTGGTCTTGCAGGTGACAGGGATTATAATGGTAGTTTAGAAATTAAATCTTTAAAAACCAATTTAAGTATAGCAATTAGATTAAACAAATTTAGAGGAAATAGTTAAAAAAATAAAAATGGTATTACAAAGTTTTAAAGATATAATAAAAAATAAAGCATATCAAATAGATGAAAAGGATAGAAAAATCTTTGAAGATGGAGATTTGCAATCTTTCTTTGGACTAAATGCTGCTAATGATTTTATTGAATTTATTTTATATGATGTAAACAATAATCAATTACCGCAAGAATCATCACAAGGAGATTTTATAAGATATATACCATTAAATAACAATACGATTAATAATTATTTTATTGTAAAAACAGGAACTATAATGCAAAAAAATAAGTTACCTGCTGAATATTTTATAGATGCTGAGAGATTAATAAAAGAAGCTGGATATAATAATGGTATATTTAAAACTCAAATAACTTTATTAAGTAGACGAGTGGGAAGCTATAAATTAGATGATAAATTATGGATTAAAGAAATATCACCATCTAGAACAGAAATAAAATTACTTCCATTATCAACTGGAGTAAGTAAATACGCAGATTTAAAAGAACGATATAGTGTTCTTGTGAATGATGGAGATTTTAGAGATGATACATCTATATTTTTAAATAGTTTTTTAGAAAAGGTAACATCTAAAGAAATAGATACCGCAATCAGAAATAAATATGGAGTAGCATTTTATCAAAATTTAGTTAATGAATATGGGATACGAACATTTTCATTACTAGCACAAGATATTGAGAATACATTTAGACAAGCATGTAAACATGAATTTTCAAATAGATATTCGGATGTTGGTGATGGTAAAACATATGGATTACTAAAACCAACCGCACCACCGGTATCATTATCAAAAAAAGAAATAGTTGATTCTTGCTATAAAATTTTGGTACAAATAATTAATTCAAAATTATTAACTCCAAAAGTAAAAGAATTAACAACTTTTGATGCTGGATATGATGAGAGCTTGGATCCTGTTGCAACGGCACTATCTAGAAAAACATCAGATACAACATTTAATACCAATAGTCCTACATTAAATACTATTGATATGGTAAAACTTTCAGAAACTGGATTTATATTAAATGCAAACACTACAACAACTACTACAAAAGGTCCCGATGGTGGAGGTGGTGGAGGTGGAGGTGGTGAAGGTAGCTCAGTTTGTTACACTTACGTTAATAATTCATATGATAATTGGCTTGGAGATTACACCGATTGTGACGGAGATTATATATCTGGTGCACAATTATCACCATTTGCATCAATATGTGCAGTTAGGGGAACTCCATTCACAAGAAGTGGTACGAATTTGATTCAATCAGTTCTTTGTCTTCCTGATGGTGGAAACCGAGGTGGTGGTGGTCGTGGTGGAGGCGGTGGTGGTGGTCGTGGTGGTGGAACTGGTCGTGGTGAAGATGCAAATGAAAGACCGGACTTATTATAATAGCAAAACTATTTATAAGATATATAAAAGTAAAAGAGTAGTAAATGGCAAGAAATATTGAATATGAATCAGAAGAAAGTATAATACCAGAAGCTGAGGGTGGGTCTAGCACTGGAGCGGCTAACACCGTAACAGCAACAACTCCAAATAATAATACTTTAAAAGTACCTATTGATGGTGAAACGCCAGAATTAGGTGATTCTGATATTCTAGTAGATAATATAACTTATTCAATTAAAGTGACTGGTGGAACTGATTCCAACAGTGTGCAAGCATCTGAAGCAAATGGTTCTATAATATATGAAAATGGAAATAACACTAATAAGGAAATTAATAATTTTTTCAATATTAAATTATCTAACATATTATTAGCACCAACGGAAATACCATATAATCTTACTATTAAAAAAAATGGATACGTCACAAATCAAAAATTTGTGTTTAAAGCATCTATAAAAAAAGATGGAGATAAAGTTGAAAATACTAATTACAGGGATAAATTTATTCCTAAAAACGCAATAATAACATTAAACATATATGAATATAGAGATAATGTAATATATAAAACAACTAAATTAGAATACCCTAAAACATCAACAGAAATAACATTTTTGTTAAAAAAAGGAACAGATGGTGGAACTGGTACATTAACACCTACAAATAAATTAACTATTATAAATAATGGAATAACTGATTCTATAATAGTATTAAGAAATAATAAAGATGGTGTAAAATTAACAAATGGAAGTAATGTAATTACTGGAACATATGGAGATACCTACACTATAAAGTCAAATGATTTATCTAGATTTGCAATATCTAAGTGGGAAATTACCGATAGTGCTGGTATTAAAACAGAAAAAGTAGCTACTCCCACTCAGAGTTTAAGTATAGATTTAACTATAAACGTAAATGTTAGTTATAGTGTTACGCTTACAGTAACTACGCCTGATTTAAGAACTATCTCAAAAATACCGCAGATTGTTGTAGAAAACAAAGATGAAAAACTTAAATATAATATAAACTCTAGACAGGACTTTGAACTTAAAATTCAAAAAAACGAATTCGTAGAAAGAGTAACTGTTTTTATATCAAATGAAGTATATGAGTATAGAGATTTAAATAATAAAGATACAACGGCTAGTATAAGAATTCCATTTTTTGCATTTAAACAAATAGGAAATTTTAAAGTATATTTAGTTCCATCTAGTACATTAGGTGATGGGGCTAGAGTAGAAACTATTATAAATGCAGTGGATGATGAGTATATACCTGTTCCTGATTTAAGAAGAATAAAGTATCCATCTACATTATATGGTGCGGATTATAAAGGAACTGATATTGATTTTGAAATTAGTTGGGAATCTATAAATACAAATTTTGTAAGAATATACAATTCAGCTACAGTAACCGCAGGTAGTAAATATGTGGAAGTAGCTAGTAATTCTAAAATAACTTTAAATGTAAAAAATTTAATTCTATTAAATCCATCAAATTATAAAGAATCTAATACTGAATTTAAATTTGAATTATCTTTAGTTCCATATAATACTTCTGGTAGAGAAGTTGTAATTGGTAAAAAAGAAACTATTCCAATTACTTTTAAAAAGAGTGATAAAACGATTCCAAAATCAATGGCTATTAATAGAATAGCTGAAGCGTTTGCAAGTAAATTTGATACATCTGTATTTGAAAAAGAAACATCAAAATATTTAACTCATAATTTACATTTTGAATCTAATATAGATACTAAAGTAATAACAACATGGACTGGAAGTAATAGTGAACTAATTTTAAAATTATATGAACCATTACCAAAAGTCATATCAACCAATGAGCAGGTTTGGATATCTAAGATACAATCAAATCCTATAATAGAAACAGTAACTTTATATGGAGATTCTAAAAATTATTGTACTCCATTAAAAGGACCTAATTTTGAATTAGATACCGATGGTGGTATTGGATATGCAACATATAGTGAATTGATAGCTAGCGGTTCTGAAACATCAAATGATTTAATTAACAAATACGCAAATAGTATTGGTATTGATACTAAAAAATTAAGTATTGAATATGTTAGTAATTCTAATTATGTATTTGAAAATTTTGTAAACTTTAGTTCTGCCGAAGAAAGACTAGAAAATTTCTTTTATAAAATAAAACTTATTCAGCAAAATAAAGCTAGATATGAAGAATTATCTGCCGGTACTTTCCAAGCCCCATATGAAGATATACAAGGTTCTATATTAGTACAAACTACACCAACTCATCCATTAGTATTAACTCATGAAGGTGCAAAAATGGTTACCGAAGATGGGTTCTTTGAAATCCAATGGGAAGTAGGACAATTCGCAGGTGTATCTCAAGCAAATGAAGCTAATAAAGTATTAAAAATATTAAATAACTTAATTAATAATTTAGATGGTTGGGAAAAGTTTTTGTATGAAGATACGAACTATTTGAATTTATCATATCCAAAAGAATTATATGTACACCCAATAACTGGGCTAAGTAAATATATTTTAAAAGATGTAAATGATACCGATGTTATAACATGGTATAATTATTTAAAAGTTTTATGTGCCTTCTACGATAAAGATAATCCAAATAATTTAGTAAATAATTTACCTGAACATATTACAATTGATTATGAGAATAATGATTTTATGTTATTCTTAAATATGATAGGTCAACATTTTGATATTTTATGGACTTATATAAACGCAATTAAATCTACAAAATTATTAGAAGAGAAGCAAGTAAATGGTATTAATAATGATTTAGTTTCTCATATGTTAAAATCATTAGGTTGGGATACTAAAAAAGCATTTCAATCAGATAATTTATGGGAATATGCTTTTGGAAAAACTAAAGATGGATATACCAAATATGGTATGAGTTTGGAAGAAGCCAATAATCAAGTTTGGAGAAGAATACTGAATAACCTTCCATATCTTTTGAAAAATAAAGGAACTGGTAGAGCTATGAAAGCTATTATGGCTTGTTATGGTGTACCTCAATCTATGTTGACAATAATGGAATTTGGTGGACCTCAAGACCCAACAAAAAATGGAACTAGTAAATTTACATTTGAAGATAGAACCGCTGCATTTTATTTAAGTGGTAGTATTAATGCAAGTGGAAGTTCAAATATAAAAATTCCTTGGAAAGCATCACCAGCAACATTGGATTATCCTAATTGTATTGAACTTAGAATACTACCTAAAAAGTTACCAAATACAAAATACGCTATTATATCAGGAAGTGATTGGAGTTTAGATTTAGTACAAACTACTGGTTCATTTGGTAAATTGGAATTAAACTTTGGTGGAGACCAATCAACCAGTACTTACTTCAATGACCCTGTATTATATCCTAACGATACGGCATCTATGGTATCAACTACTGTATATATTTCACCTGAATTAAGTGGAGTATATGCGTTTGGACCTGATTTAAAAACAGGCAGTTTAGATTTTCCAATATCTTTGGAAAACTATTCTCAAATACTAATAAATAGACATAATACCCCAGCAACAGCATCTTGGTTTGAAGTTTGGTTAGCAACTACCGATGGTAGAAGAATTACTACATTTGTAAGTATGTCTTTAATGACGGATGATACTGAATGGGAAGTCGGTTCTACTATTCAAATTGGAGGAGATGGATATGAAGGTATGGTGGATGAATTCCGTTTATGGGAAGTTCCGTTAAAAAGAGCTAAATTTGAAAATCATACATTATTTCCAAATGCTATCAATGGTAACTCATATACAGCATCTACTGCTGATTTAATATTCCGTTTAGATTTTGAATATCCTAAAAATAGAAAAGCTGGTGATAATGGACTTACTGTTAAGGATATTTCTGACCCTAATATTAAAAACGTTTCAATTAATACAACATATGGTGAAGATTATGCTGTAGCAAGTAATATGTATTCTGCAACCAAATATCCGTATCAATATATACCATATGATAGAGATGTAACGGCTGACGTACCTTCTACTGGATTTAATTATTCTAATAAAATTCGTTTTGAATCATCATCTTTAGTTGGAGACCTTTCTTATAAAAATAGAGCAACTAGAAAATCGTTTGACCAGGCTCCGATAGATTCCAATAGATTGGGAATATTCTTATCTCCTATTAAAGAGTTGAATATGGATATCTTAAAAGCGTTTGGAGATGAATTTAATATTGATAATTACATAGGAGACCCATCTGATGAAGATAAATATGAATACAAAGAATTAGCAACTTTAAGAGAGTATTACTTTGATAGATTGCAAAATAGAGATATATACGAATACATTCAATTAGTAAGATATATTGATAAATCATTATTTGATGTATTAGAAGATTTAGCACCTGCTAGAGCAAAGGTATCTAAAGGATTATTAATTGAACCTCACTTTTTAGAAAGAAGTAAAACTAAATGGACTAGACCAATAGCAGAAAAAAATGATTATGATTCTTTAATAGATTATAGTAAAAATCAAAAAACAGAATTTGAATATAGTGTTCAAGATATGAACATTGATGGATTGGAGGATTACAAATTTGATTCCGAAACACCTTTTTATGATACTAACATTGATGGAACTGTGTATTCGGATTTAGATGCTCAAAAAAATGATTATGAATCGGTAATAGACTATAGTGCTATTAGTGTATTTAACACAGAATTTCCAACATATCCAAATACTGGTTCTGCTAATGTAAATTGTTTGATTGAGGGTTTGTTAGAAGGTGAAGTTGATGTATTTGAACATATTGCAATTGGTATGGATAAAGATTCTTTATCTAATGCAGGATTTGGATTATATGCAAAAGCCGGAAATGCAGTAGTATATGGTACACCTGAACCATTTGGATTTTCTGATTGGAAGAGTGGAAGTAGAGCTAGTATATTCTTAGTAAAAGAACAATATACA